TTATTGAGGTATTTTAAGAGTTATTTGATTTTCTGCTACAACTTGTCCAGAACTATTATACCCTTTAACTTTTACCTTATACGTAGCCCCTTTAGAGAAAGTGTATCCTCCATTTCTCTTTGTTATTACTTTACTAGTATTTTTATATAATTTTGTATAATTTGAGTTTGGTGGATCTAATGCAAAAGACCAAGAAGCACCAGTGTCTGAATCCACCCATGCAAATACTCTTGCAATATCTGAACTAAAATCTCTAATTATCAAATTTAATCCTGGAGCGCCATTATAATTAGCATATCCGCCACCATCTACTTTAACATAAGATTGTGGTGTATTTATAATTCTTCTTCCTGCATAAAAATTTCCTATAGGTGAAACTTTTACAACATCTCCTGATTCCGGTGAATGTATCATTTGTCCATTTCCAACATATATGCCTACATGGCCTGTATGTGGGAATACTAAATCTCCTGGTTGTAAATTACTTTGTAATACCGATGTACCTACATTAATTTGTCCATATGTATCTCTTGGTAAATTTATTCCTGCCGCATTTTTATATACATATTGAACAAATCCTGAACAATCAAATCCTGATGGATCATCTCCCCCCCAAACATATGGAGTCCCTCTAAACTTCATAGCGTAGTTTACTATATCTTGTCCAGTTGGCGCAGCTTTAACATTACCTACATTTAGTAATAAAGCCATAAAAGCAGCTAGAAAGATACTTAATATAGTTGTCTTCTTTTTCATGTTTATTCCCCCTTCTCATGTGTTTATTTTGGTATAACAACCTATAATCATTATATTCTTTACAATTATTTGAATTCCTTCTTTTTTTATCCTTCATATTTTTACTTATTTATACATTATTGTATGCTTTAAATATAACTTATTATATAGCATCAATTTTTAATTAAATAAAATAATTATTCAGTTCAAATTTTAAATGTAACATAATTTTTAGACACATAACCTCCTATTGAGCCATATCTTACGTGCACCTATTCTTGACCATCAGCGTATGCTCCTCCATTATTATACTCTACTAAAGCGCCCCCATCTAATAGAGCTAAAACCGTCCTATTTAAACCTGGTGTAGCTCTTAATCTTACACCATCACCAATAATCTTAACATGTCCTACTGATCTTGTAGCTCTTGTTAAGATTTATTTTTTCTCAACAGTAGGAGCTTTTGATTTTTCAGCAGCGAATGTTGGAGCAGTTGAATCAGCTATTGTTACTGCAAATAACATAGTTACTATTAATGCTTTTTTCATTTTGTTTTCTTTCCCCCCATACTTAATAAAAAATATATTATGTGTTTTTTTTGTTTCCTATGGAAATATAATTCATTTCTTGCAATTTAAATTTATAATTACTTTATTTTTTAAAGACGGATCTCTTATTTTTACTTTTAAACCTAGAATTATAAAATAAACTAAAATAGTATGAAAAATTAACATTTTTTATATAATATATTTTTATGGATTAAATTTTTTATACCTTGGTTATAATAAAATAAGCCAATATACAGCACCAATATAAAAAATTCCACAGCAAGAGAGCTCTGTTCATTAGGGTTCTTTTGTATTTTAGGGAGGTCTATGTTTAGTTTATTGGGAAACCATTATGTTTAATGTTCCATATATCAAAAATCCCCTTAAATAATAACTACCTCATAAGCTGCAACTACTATTTTAAATAATACATCTCATACTAATATTCACATACATAGAACAAGCATGATAAGTGCTAGAAACAGATTTAAATACATCCTATGTTGTTCAACAATAGTAAAATGGCCATTTTTTAATTTCAAGGATGTTATAAATATTGATTCTACAGTATTAATATATAATAAAAAAGAGCCCCTACTATATACATGGGCTCCTTTTTATTCAAGAAGGACTTGATAATGAGTTATAGAAAACTATTATATTTATATTATATTTATATTCTATACATGTCAAAAAATTCCTTCTACTTCTTTAAAATTAATATCTTATATACTTACCATAAACATAACTTCCATATGAAGGTTAATAAATATGTATCCATTCCTCCTCTGTTCTATATAATCTAACCTTTGATCCATTTGGTAAAGCTCCTAATATTCTACTAGATCTAGATTTCTTTTCTCATACATTTACACTACCTTATCTACAAATTGCAAACAAACATAATATATTTGTTTAAAATATATTATGTTTGTTACAACTTAGTAATTTATTATTACTATTTTTAAGAAACGTACTGTTTTTTACAATGTTTTTTATTAAAAATATGCAAAAATAAAAAGACTGCATATTAATAGTCCCTATTTTACCTTTATAAAATATTTACTTGTGTCACATTATTTATCGAATATGCAACATCAAAAGCAGGAATACTCTTTTAATTTTTGAAGAAGAATCATAAACGTTAGGAAGAAGACTAAAAAAGAATATTAATAAATATATAATCAGAGAATTTATGTTAGAGCTACATAAAATGAAAAAGAGAGAATTGAAAAATTAGCAATAGAGCAGTATCTAGATACCTTTAACTTTATTTGTTGATTGCCTTTGAGGATTATATAATTGGTGTTTTTACTACAATATAGTCCAAAATTTAACCTGATTGATGGGGTATGGTGATGGTTAAAATCATCTGTAATTAATAATATATTTTTTCCTTCTCTACCAAAAGTTAAAATTACAATTCAAAAGTTTATAGAAAATATAAATACAGTTTCTACTCAAACAATAGACAGCTATGTGTTAAGATATAGAAACCGTATTGTAACATATATAATTTATTTTTCAATTTCATCTTTAATTCTCTCCACTTCAGATATTAGCTGATTTATACGTAACTCTAGCTCATCTATTTTATCAACTTTATTTTTACTAGATGATTTTTTATTATAATCAGAATTCGAGTTTTTTTCTTTACTTTTGCTTGAATTTTTATTCTTCTTACTTGAGCTATTATTCTGAGTAGTATTTTTGGAAGTAGTTTCACAAAATGGATTATCTACATTATAATTCTGAGGATTAAAATATCTCCCCGGTCCTTGTTGAAAATATATTTGTTGAGCATTATATGTTACAATTGCCTGGCCAACTAACAGTAACCAATTTCCAAGTGCAGCTTGAACATTAGCAGGAATAGTGCCTGCTAATATATCTCCAAGTATTCCTCCTATTGCAACGAATAACTGAGGATTTAAAGATTGAAATCCATTAGGTATATCATAACATCCCATATTGCAAGATTTATTTGTTGCATTATTGTTACTTGTTTCACTTGTATTATCACTATCCTTATGAGAGTTAGTATATCCACAAGCTCTCGCTAAATCCTCAAAACTATTCCATCCATTGAATTTCATATTTCCTCTTAATATAAGTGTTTATATTTATTGTATTACTTTCCCATCAGAATTGTTACTTTTTCCATAATCCATATTTATTTGCTATTTAAACATATTATACTTATATTATTTATATAATAATCATACTATCTATTATGTATTATTATTTTTAATTAGGTAAAACAATGACATATATATACTTGGAAATTTTACTGTAGGAATAGGCCAGCTAATGTTAACACTCATAGCTCGACGACAATATATACATTTACAACAATGAACTAATAAATCTACAGCTGAAAATACCACTACATAATAAATTAAGTTCTATATTCAAAGAACCTAATTTATTAATTGATTCGTCATATGATTATACCGGCCAACTCATAATGCTCACCATTTTTTACTATTTATATTTTTTTAAATGTTAGACATATTTCTGCATTCATTAGCACATGTTTTACATTCTTGAACGCATTTATCACAAACAGTAGCACAAAGCTCTGGCAATGTTCCTTTGTAAATTGATTATTCATAGCTATCATTGATGATGACATTTCACATATGCATGCACATTCAGTAAAGATACTTATACAGTTCTTTCTTATTGTAACATCAGATTCATTTAAGCATGCTATAAAACATCCATGACATGCTTGAGCACATCTATTAAATTCAAATAAATTTTATTCTTCAATCAATATTTTATCTTTATTATTTAATGTTAATAACAATATAGTCTCTATATTCATGAAATTTTCTAATATTTATTGCTTTTATTAATTTTTTAAATTTTTCATCAGTTAATTGTTCTTTGCTTTTTTTTCAATTTTTAAAAATTTATATTTAGATACTGTATTTTGTTTGGTTATATAATTTTATAGTTCTATTAGATAAATTTTTATAACTGTAATATCCTAAAAAATCTTCAATTAAATCAACTATTTTCTTTTGTCTTTTTATAACTTTTGGCAAAATAAAAACACCTCCTGTAATATTAGCACTTAATCTAATGTATAAAAGGCATTTTTATATAATTTAATTTTAAATTTATTGATATAAAACAATAAAATCCATAGCGATTTTTACAAAGTTTACCGTATAAGATATCTAACAAACCCATCAACTAAGCGATTTATCAAACCCTATTTTTTAACCTTAATTTATCAGCTACCATTGCAATAAACTCAGAATTTGTTGGTTTTCCCTTTCCATTATTTATAGTATACCCAAATATCCCAAATCATTGATATTGCTAGGTTTAAACGGGGTTTTAGCACTTTATATGTTTTTCTTTAAAAATAATATACAAATAAATTTTTCATTCATTTATAGGTATTTTTTTAATTAATTTATACGTATTCCATAATTGCCTTTATTATACTATTATTGCATGGTAATAATCAAGTTATTTTATGTGATATGCAATATAAATTTGTAAATTAAAGATATCTCAACACTCTGTATTATTATGTTGTAATATACATAAAAAATAAAATAAGATAAAGTAAATTAATACTCTAACTTATATAATACATCAAAATAAACAACTTCAAACTCCTCGTTTATCCATTTATTTGATTTCTTCTATATCCAATACTGTTTTAACCTAACATATTTTAGACAAATATAAAAGCTTTGATTAAAATATCCATGTATTGGATATAATAAAAATAGACCAAAACATAGCACCAATATAAAAACTCCACAATAAAAGAACCCCTTTTTATTGGGGTTCTTTTTTATATTATGAAGGAGGTCTATGATTAACCTATTGGGAAGCATTATATTTAATATTCTACAAATGTTAAAAAATACCTTTAAATAATAAAAAAGAAGGCACTCCCATTATGAGAGTACCTTCTAACATTAATATCTTACATACTTGCCATAAACATACCCACCATGTGGAGGATAATAAATGTGTATCCACTCCCCTTCTTTACGATATAAATTAACCTTGGTACCATTAGGTAAAGCACCTAATACTTTAGAAGATGTAGATTTCTTTTCTCTAATATTTACACCACTCGGTGTATTTATTGTACCTGTTTTACCATCTAAATTAATCCAATTATTATTATTGGTAGATGGTTGACTTGGTGTGTTTACTGTAGTCCCTACCAAACCTTTAACTATAGCATTAGCCATACTTTCGCCATTAAATCTACTCATATCTCCAGAGTTATCACAGAAACAACATTCTATAAGCATAGCTTTAGCTTTTGTATGTTTTAATACATATAAACTAGAACCATCTTTTAACCCTCTATTGGTGTAGCCTAAAGCACAAATATTATTTAATACTGCTCTGGCTTGTGGTAGCTCCTTACCTCCGTATGTAAATACTTCAGTACCATAAGCACTACCGTTATAACAATTGAAATGTATACTTACATATAAATCTACATTGTTATTATTAGTTATATTAGTTCTATAACTTAAACTATCATTTAAACTGCTACAAGTATCTTTATAACATTTAATTACTGTATGTCCTAAAGCTTGTAATTTACTTATTACTCTTGTCCCTACTTCTCTAGTTAAATTAGATTCTGCTTTTATTCCTACTGCTCCATAATCGGCACCACTTAATGTATGTCCACAATCAATCCCTATTTTCATTATTTACCTACTTCCTTCCTATCCTTACTAAAATAAAATGCTATAACCATAGTATAAATAGTGATAAATTCTGTATTTAGAATATTTCTAATTGCTAATATAGCAAATACTATAGTCATTATTACTGCTATTAACCACCTGGCACTTGTTATTTTTCTTAATGCTCTATCCATACTATCCCTCCAATTTATTCTCTATCTTATCTACGCTTTTTTTAACATCTTCAAGCACATCAAATTTTCTAGCTAAATCACCAATAACTTCTTGGTTTTTATCAATTGTACTTTGCATTTTTTCTTCTCTTTCCTTTGATGTCTTAAGTACGAAATATAATAAGTAACAAAATAATACTGCAAAAGCCCCTTGGCTTATCATATACTTCATCATTTCTTGTTCCATAGAATACACATCCTTTCTTTATTATCTTTTGGTTTACTTTAAATTTAGTTAATATAATTAAATTTATGTAATTATATTAGTAAAAATAAAAAAAGACATTAAAAATGCTTTTAAATCTTAATTTCAGCAAAATAAAAAAGACTACATATTAATAGTCCTTACTTTGCCTTTATAAAATTATTTTATTATGTTTCTATATATATTTTTTAGATTTATTATTTTTCGTATTTAAAATAGCAAAAGAACCTAGCATTATATCATTACTAGATTCTTGATTATATATACTTTTTACATAAATAAATATCCTTACTCCCAGCTAATTTTACAAATTCATATTTAGAATTATTTGCCTTTATATTTGAAAACTTCTTTTTCTTAATTAGCAATACTTTTTCTTCGCCATTAATATTATTACCAGTATAAATTCTATAACCTCTTAGCCCCAGCACTATATTTAAACTAAAATTTTCGCCCCTTGCATTCATATATATAAAAAATCCTATTAATAAATTAGTATATAAAATATTAAAACCATCTATACTATCAATATTAAAGATTAACAAAGGTAATAAATATGTCATCATGTAATCAACATGAGCTTTTTTATTTTCTTTTATATTTGAAAATCGTATTGTATTTTCACATATAACAAGATTTTCTTTGCTTTTTATATAAAATAATACAATAATTATACATATTGTATTAATAAAAAATATTATACCTATAGCTATTAATATATATTTTTTATTAATATGGCTTATATCTTGATATAAATAAGAATATAAGTACATGAATATCATAAGTACATACAATGGTATAAAGCCTGTTATTGAAAGTGCTAATTTAGGAATCATCTATATAACCTCCCTTATTCACTTTTTCACACTCCTACTCTACTATATCATCTGTTTTACTAATATATCTTTTAACATAATCATCAGCTAACAAATGTAATACATCAGTAATATCAGTATCTTCGTTAAATATGATTTCTCCCTCTTTTTCGTCAAACTCTACATTTAAATTATATTTTTCTAAAACCGATGGTACTACATTTTTATTTGTTTTTAAATGTTTATATGATTCTGTGGTTTGAATTTTGTGAAGCTTTCTAATATAGCCATTTTTCTCAGAAACCAATTGGATAAATCTATCTATACCTTCAATATCCATCAATTGAAATTCTTTTAAATTTGTAGCAACTACATTTAATGTGCCTTTAAATAATTTCATTATATTTAATATATATTCAGCTTGAGTCATATTTAATATAAATGCATCATTATTTTCTGTATCGACTATTATGTCAGGAATCGTTTTAGATAAAATCAATAAATTGTTATTCTGTTTTTCTACCACTGCTTTTTCTGGAAAAAACCTTGCTGCTATTCCTTGTTTTAAAATACTACTTGCATTATATCTATACAATAATAAAAAATCACCTTTTTTAAATATAGCTAATTTTATTTTTTCATTTTCAATTGTTTTTATACTTGCAGTTTCACAATCACCTGATTTAATTTGATTATGAAGACTTAAGATAAGTTCTAAAGATTTAAATTCATCCATTTCTTTTAAAATATAATATATTGTTTCAGCTTTCCTATCTAAAGAATCATATTTACAAATATTTTTGTCTTTTATAAAATTAATGATTGGATTTATAAATTCCTTTCTTTGATCTTTTGTTAAATCATTTCTAAAGGAATATATATTCTCATCTGTTTGTAGAAATAAATTTAATTCATAAGAATCCTTAGTTAATGTTTCCTTTAATTTATCTAAACTTTTTTTGCATGGCATAATAATTACTCCCCTTTAATCCTTTTTGTCTATATTATACCATATTTTGATATTTTATTATATTTTTATCCAATATATAATTAATTTTCAAATAAAAATATACTGAAGAATGAGTGTATTTAACTATTTTTGTTTTAAAGCACCTTTAATTCTCTTATAACTTCTCCTACTCATACATTCTTTTAAATTGTCTGCTATATTTTCTTTCTTAACTTTTCTACTAGAACAATAAGGACACACTGTTTATCTATTACGTCTTATTGTTAATATTTTGTTAATTATCATTATTTGTAAATATTTTTAATTATTTGTAAATAAAAAGGAATTTGTAAACTAATATAGAATTTGTATATATAAACATATAATAAAATAATTTCAAAGCAAAGGAGAGAAAACACATGAATAACAAAACTAAATTTTTAGTACCAGCACTAGCTGGTATAGTATTAAGTTCTGGACTGTCTTTATCAAATGTACAAGCTAAAGATGTGACTGCTAATGCTAAATCAAGCACTTTAACTGTTGGAGTCACTTCTATGTCAACATCTTATCAGGCATATTATTCTTTTGGAAATGCTGATACCAATAATATGGCTGTATATCTTAGAATTCCAGGTGTAACAGTTAGTTCATTCCAAGGGTGGCTAATAAATGCAGAAGGCATACCTGCATCTGTTGCTGTAAATGTTGCCCCATATTTATATAGCCTTGGTGGTGACTATATTGACTCTTTAAATAGAGGATATGGAATAACAGTACTAAAATCCACTACTTCTCCTGTAACTTATAAAGTAATTTCTGCATAATAACAGGAGCAATTTTATCTCTAAAAAGTTAAGAGATAAAATTGCTCCTGTTTTATTAGAAAGCTTTATTTGTTATTCTTAATATCTCTATTAACTATTGTGAGGCAACTACCCCACTATTTTTAATAATATAGTCCTCTACTGCTTTTCTATAATCTTCATTAGTTACATCTTCTAAAACAAACTCTCTATTTTTCAAAGGATTCAATCCTTTATTTAATATTCTTTCTGCTATTATTCTAACTACTATTTCATTAATCATATTATAATATGCCTCCTGTTTCTTTATTTTCTTTTAATAATAATTGATTTTCTAACTCTTGCTTTTCTCTTTTTAGTTTCTCTTCTTCTGTTTCTGTATGTAGAATATTTTCTAATATTAATTCCTTGGTTTCTACATTTACACCTTTTGCTATTTTGCCTTTTAATTGTCCAAATTCTGTAATTATATAGGGTAAACCATCTGGTAATGTGTGTGGAAGCACATCACCTTCTGCATCTCCTGTATTTAGGAATATCTTGCCTGTATTATCATAAATTATTAAAGAACCTCTTTTCATATTAAATCACTCCTATTCATAAGCATACCAATAAACTGTCGTATAATATACAGTATTAATCCATAATAACCCTTTAAAATAAAAACCATTAGGTATTATTTGCATACTATCTCTACCAGCTTCAACAGTCTTATTATAAGCAATAAATGTATGAATTAATGCTTTTGCCATTTCGGGCGTTTCTTCACCTAGCTCAGATGTTATTATTGCTCTAAGAGGTTTAGTTGTGTCATTGGAAGATATATAAGATAAAACTACTATTTTGGGTGTAAATGCTAAATCTATAGTATGTTTAATTGAATAATCTTGAACATACATAGAGCCTTTAGCAAATTTTTTACCTGTGTTTATATTGGCTACTTTATTTATTAAATTATTTAAAGATTCATTACCATTCGATGGTTGTTGTTTTGAAGTTAAATTACTTGCAAAAGTATTTTTTAATGTTTGTATTTTATCATGTTGTTGTTGAAAGATATCAGTAGCCAACAATGGACTTCCAACAACGCTGGATATTAGATTTTTACCATTATTGGCATTTGTAAAAAGCTCATTTATAGCTCCTGTGATTGTTTTATCTTTAGTTAATCTTTTATTATCTGTCGTAATATCAGCCAATTGTAACTTATTTTCCGATATTTGCATTTGTAGTTTTGCTGCAATATCTTCATTTGGGTCTAGCGAATTTTTTAAATCATCCACCCAATCAGTAAATTTTTTACCAGTAGCAATTTTAAATTCATTTACCCATTTTTCAAAGTCCCCTTCATGTACATTCTTTTGTTCATTAAACCAAGCTTGGTACTGCCTAAATATTTCTGTAGTATCTACTTGTGATATAGTTCCATGTACAATACCACAAACATTTGAATTTAATCTTGTATCTGTTATATTACTTTGTAGTATGGCTATTACCCCTGCCCTTACATATACATCTGCTATAGCAATTTCATAAGCATCTGCATCACGTTGTAATACTGGGGCAACTGGACTACTTGCATATTGTCCTTTTTTTACTATTGCTTTTATTCTTCTTTCTAAGAAATCTAATCTTAAAGCTATTCTATCTATTCTATTTAATACTCCATCAGCTGGATCAAGTTTTAATATATAATCATCTGTGTTTTCATAGAAATATCCATTTATCCACGCTAATCCTGCTTTAATTCTTATTTGCATATTATTATCTACAGCAACTACTTGCAATTGGTTTGCTGGATTAGGGAATACACCATTTCCTATAAAAGTACTAAAATATTTAGCAAAATCTTCAGCTAGATAAGCCCTATCGGGAGTACCATTTTGGTCTATAACTGCATTAAAAAAACTGCTTTTTTCCACTATCTCACCACCTGCTTAATTTTATCTATAATTGTAGGAATGTTATTTCCAAACACTACATTAACTTCTAACCCTTTTTCCTCATATACTTCTTCTATTTCTGTTATTCTTGTATCTATTCTTATTCCCCAATTCTTATCTACTACAGTTACTATGTCTCCTAGATCATAATCTTTTTTATATTTGTTATTACCCAATATATTTATTTTAGAATCAAAGGTTTGGACTTCTTGGCACTCTTCTAGTTTTTCCTTACCTCTTTGTATCAATAGAGGTCTATACCTCTCCCAAGGAATTTCAACTTCTTGATCTTCTTCATGACTACCTGTAACATTACCTTCTTCATCATAATCAGTTACTGTAACCGTAACAGTTTCTGTATCTTGTATATCTCTAGCGTCTACATATAATTCATATCTATCAAGTCCAGCGCCTTCTTCTATAGATGTTATTTTTCTATCTTTACCTTCTCCAGCACCAGCTATTAATGTCGTATTTCTATAATTATTTAAACTATCTGTGTATTCTTGTTCTAATATATTTTCAAAATCTCTACTAAAAATACAAGGTGCTATAGTCCCATTGTTTAAAGTTCTATCAACACCTTTATATACATCAAATTTAATTAATCTACTTTTTATATCTAATATATTTCTATATCCTAAACTATTCGTATTACTTATATTTTCTAATTGCTCTAATATATTTCCAAAGCTGTTTGGATATTTAATATCTTCTATAAATCCTTTTAAATTCCCTAAAATTAAATTTGGAATTTTTCTATTTATATTAACTGGATTAATAGCATTATCACTGACTAGTTTCCTCATTAATTCTTCTGTCTTTCCAGAAAAATTAACTCTATCCCAACTAATACGCCTATCTAAATAATTGGTTAAAAACTTACCTTTAACTTCTAGATATTCTTGTCCATCTTCTTCTATTTTTAATTGCCTTGTTTCTATATATCCAGCTTCAGCATCATCTTTTTTATAAATAACATTGTCTCTTTTTAACAATTCTAAGATATTAGAATCTAAAGCACAATGTAATTCAAATTCTCCTGTTTTACTATACCTTCTAATCCACCTTAAAGAGATAAAAGTATCTAATATACCTATTAATTCTAAATTCCTGTCAAATATATATAACTCCATAAACTACACCCCCAAATATTGTGGACTAAAATATATATTAACTTCTAAATTATCCAAATTACTATCTGCATTGTAACGAAATAAGTTATCCCCTACATCTAATTGTAAGAATGTATCTCCTCCACCTACAATATCTAAATAATTTAATATGTCTGTAGTAACACCATTAAGCTTTTGTAATATTTTTTTCTTACTATAGTTAGTATTTATTATGAATTTTTCTCCTGCAACCATTCCTTTATTAATCTTTATAAACTCTCTAGTATTTACATTAAATAAAGATGGATTTTTAAGAGTACCTCTTGCAAAAAATTCTATTATCATACCTGTTTCGACCTGTCCATTATTTAGCACATTAACTATTAAAGAAGGCTCTCTATGCCCCATTGTAATTCCTTTATTAACTGGAATTACTAAAGGGAAATGAAAGTCTCCCTTCCATAAGGCTATATTAACTTTACTATCAATATAATCTTTCCAATATGGATTATTACATAAAAGACTTATTTGAAATTTAGGATTATTTTCTTTAGGTATAATAGGTGCAGTTTCCACTATACATTCTACATATTTTTTTATATTTCCATCTATATAAATTAATTTAGATTTTAATTTAGGATTTATTATACTTAATAGCTTTTCCCTATTAATTTCTTTATTATCTATAATTGAACCTTGGATAACTATATTTCTGTCATCTAAAGTACTTCCTACACAAGTACTTCCATCTTGCTCCATTCCTTTATTACTATAAATAGTATTTTTTAATCCGCTTATCCCATCTATATTTTGTAAGAAAAAAGGACTCCAAATAGAAAATTCTATCTGTTGTCCTTTTTCATTTTCAAATATAAACTTTTCTTTTTTATTCATATCACCACCTCACTTTTACCAATTTAGTGCTAATTCTCTTAAATTGTTTTTAGATTGTCTAGCTAATTCGCTTGGAGTTGGTACTGGAGAATAAATATGTTGTGTTACATTTATTCCATTAGTACCATTAAATCCCTTTAATACATTATTAGCTACCTTTGTTGCTACACTTTCAGCGGTTTGCATAACCAAATCTTGACTTGCATCATGGTTAAATATTCTAGTTCCTCTTGGAAGGTCGTAAAGTTCATAATTGCTATTTCTACCTGGAGTATCATGTAAATAAGTAAGTCCTCCACTAAAGTATCTATCTCCTGTCCATTTTTTTTGTGGTTCGGAGTCTCCGCTAGTTTTAGACTTAATCCATCTTACAATTGGGTTGTTAGCAAACCAACTCTTTAACTTTTCCCATTTAGTCATTATGTGTCCGTCTGTTGTATCAATGTCTTTAAGAGTATCGCTATTCATTTTTTTTATTTGCTTTACAACACCATTTTTGTGTTGTTCAGCTTTTTCTATGCTTCCTTTTTTCTGTCTTTCTGCTTCAGCTATCATTTTAGTAGCTTGGTCTTTAGTTATAGAATGATCTTCATCTCTCATTTTTTTTATTTGTGCTACTGTTTGATTATATTGTTGATTAGCTTTATCAACAGAACCACTTCTCTGCTTTTCTGCGTTTTTGATAATATCACTTGCCTGTTCTGCTGTAATTCTGGTTCCGTATTGTTTTAATCTACTTAATATTGTCTTAGATTCCTGTTCACTTGTAGATAATTTTTTAATGCCTTCGGTTTTCATTTTCTCTTGTATATCATTGATTTCTTGTTGTTCTTGTGCGGAAATAGCTCTATTGTTATTCCTAGCATTATCTAATATTTGTGCAATTCTCTTAGTATAATTATCTGTTTGTTGCTGTTGTTTATCGTGTGCTTCTTGCATTTTTTGTAATGCTTGTGCCTTATCTTCTGCAGACATAGTAGTGTTATTATTTAAAAATTCTTTAAAACTTGCTAATCTTTCTTTATATTTTGTATCCTCTGCTTGTTTAATTTGATTACCCATATTTACATATTGTTGTGTTACATCTTTAGCAGTTTTGGCAGTAATTTTAGTCTGGTTAGCGCATAAATTAAATACTGTTTTATTTACCTTATCGCTATCTTTTACAAACTGTCCCACTGCTTTCTTAGTTTGATTTGTGAAATTAACTGTTTTTGTTGCTGTGGTAGTTATCTTATTTCCATATTGATCCATAGTTGTTTTTGTAGTTTTTAGTTTTTTATCAAATAAATCTACACTTGGAACTGCATCTTTTTTCATGTTTTGATGCAATTTATATGCTCCATATCCTACTGCTGCTACTCCTGCCGCCGCAAGTCCTAGTCCTGGAACAGACATTCCTAAAGTTGCTGCTAATTTTGTAACTCCTCCTGTTGCCAATCCTCCAGCGCTTTTAATTCCACCTAATGCTTTGGTTAATAATCCAGTTTTACCAGCAGTACTTGTCATAGCTTCGCCTGCTATTTTTGTGGCTACACTAGCACCTTTAGTCGTGCCTTCTACTACTTTAGTAGCTGTAGATGTTTTTCCAAGCCAACCAGTTAACTTAGAAAGCCCTCCTGCAATATTCCCTATCGTAGAAATTCCTCCGCCTATAACTTTGAAAGCTCCACCTGTAGCAATACTAAACATTCCCCATTTAGCAATACTTTTTAACTGCTCATCTGATAATCCGCTAAGCTTATCAGATAGTTTTCCCATTAATTCAGATACCTTGTCCATCATTGGAGCTATAGCGTCACCAAATCTAATAGCTTCATTTTTAATTTTGTTGAGTGATTTTTTAAATCTTTCTCCTCTAGTATTAGTTACTTTATCAAAAGCTTTTCCTGTTGCTCCTGCACTTTGTTCCATTTTTCCTAGCATTTCATTAAAATCAGCACCCGCATTTGTACTTAAAACTAGTGCTGCTTTGCCTGCTTCAGCATTTCCAAACATATCTTTTAAGCTAAGATTATTTTTCTTAGCATAATCATTCATCATGTTTAATACATCACTAACACTTTTACCGCTTTTCATTAATTCAGGAAAGCTTTTTCCACTAACAGCTTTTATTGCTTTATCTGCCGTACTTCCTGTTTTAGACATTTCATTTAACATACCATTCATATAAGTTGTACTTTCAGCCGCCTTAATACCATTTTTAGTCATAAGTGCATATCCAGCTGTAACTTGATTAAGTCCTGTACCAGTTGCAACTGCAGTTGGTATTACCTTACCCATTACAGAAGATAATTCTCCGACTGTTACTTTACCTTCATTTTGTGTGGTTATAAGCATATCAGATACTTTATTAACATCCTCGGCTTTCATTTTATAAGCGTTCATTATAGTCGTAAGAACGTCTAAAGATTGTCCTGCTTCTGCAAATCCAGCCTTAGCTAATTTAGTAGAATTACTTACGAAATTAACCGCATCACCTGTTTTTTGTCCTGCAGAAATAGCATCATACACGTTATTAGCAATTTCGGTTGAAGCTATCCCAGTATCATTACTTAATTTAAGTATTCCTTTTCTTAAATCACTTATAGACACTTCGCTTTCATCACTTATAGTACTAACCTTTGCTATACTATCTTCAAAATCTGTAGCAAATTTTAAACTAGCTATTCCTCCCGCCGCTAAAGGTGCAGTAAATTTTAATATTCCTTCTCCTGCTTTTTCTATTCCTCCGCCAACATTTTTTAGTTTTTCACTGGACTTTTTTAAACCTTCACTAGCTTTTAGCCATTTGTTATTACTCTTATCAAGTGTGTCATTAACTTTCTTAAGTTCTCCTTGTGTTTTGACCATTTGCGCTTTAGCTTTATCTAAATTAGTTTCATAATTTTGCACTTGTTTAGCATTAGTTTCTACAGTCTTACTAGCTTTTTCATGTTCTTGTTTTAATCTATCTACTTCATCTTTAGCTTTCTTAGCTTCAGTAGATTCTTTCCCATATATTTTCACTGCTTCTTCATATTTTTTATTAGCTTTATCAAGAGATTCTTTAGTCTTATCTCTAGTCTTTATATTCTCTTCTAGTTTTGTTTTTGTTTTTTCTATAGATTTATTGTATAAATCTACTTTTTTAGAATGTAGTTCTATTTGTTTAGTTAGACTTTCTTGCACTGTTTTTAACTTTTCATTATCTTTTCCAAAGCTTTTTATACCTTCGCTAGCTAGTTTTAATTCCGCTTGATGTTTTTTCATTTCAGAATTAAGACCTTTTAACTTATCATTATAGCCTGTACTATCAAGTACCATCTTAGCAGTAATTCTTTTTTCTGTATTACTAGCCACTTAATTAACCTCCCTTCTATAAAAATGCTATATCTTCTATATTCACTTTTTTATAATTTATATCACTTTTAGTGTTATTTTCTTCATTGTTATTTTTAACTTCCCAACCATTAAATTTAATATGTGCTTTCCACATCTTATAAATTTCTGCGTGAGTACTATCCCAAAATTCATCTTTAGTGTAATGTAAATGTACTTTACTAATATAAAAAAGCCAGTCAAAATCTATTAAATATCTAGATTCAGACTGGTCATTTAGTTTTTTTCTTTTTTAACTTCTTTCTTTTCTGCCCTTTCTTCCTCAGTTTCTTCATTTAATCCCATGTAGTCTAAATAAATATTTACTGCTAACACAGTTATTTCTTGATATTGCTCCGCTGTCATCGTATTTTCTAATTCTTCTATATCCCATTCCTTTTCAATACAACTTAAACTTATTAATTTCAGAGTATTTGTATAGAATTGTTTTCCTTCCATTAATCCCAAAATTACATCACCATAATTACCATACTTTTCATCTATTTTCCTTATAGTTCTATTAATCATCCTAAAACTATATTCTTTATCACCTATTTTTTGCTTTCTTCTTTTATTTAACATATAATCACCTCAATCTAATTTTTTAATAAAAATAAGGGTAGAAATCAATCCCCCCTATAAATTATTTATCTAATATTGCTTTTCCTGTAGTTTCAGTTTTCTTTGTAGGTATTATTACTTCTTTAAAGAATTTTTCATCTGTCATTCCATCTTCTTCGTCTACTTTCCAATTCCACATTTCATTAGAATGAAGTGGAGCAAAAGTTGCTTTTAATTTTTTAGTCTGATAATTTGTTTTACCTTCTTTTCCTTTATAGCTTTCATCACCTATAGAAAATGTGCCTTTATACATTATTCCATATCTAGCTTTACCATTTGCTTTTATAGCCTTGTATAGAAGTGCCACTTCTGGAGCTTTATCATTGGCACTTCTAATTATTCCGCCTTCCGTTGCCAACTTATGTCCAAGCAAAAATGCTTCCTCTTCTTTCTTTAAGTCAGTTATATCAATTTCTACATCTATATTAGCTAATGTAGTATTGGATATCCACAAAATCCCTTCTGCATAAAATTCATCAGAATTAACTTTTGGTTTCAATCCCAATTCCTTCACACCTTCAAAATATTTTGGCTCTCCGAATACTGAAATTAAACCATCTTCTTTAACTTCAGCCACATATAATTTTTTCAAGTCAACTATTGGTACTACTTTATTTGCCATATTAAAATCCCATCCTTTCAATTTTTAAATTAATTTTTTACATAAAAAAAGACTAGCCTAAACTAGTCGGTAAACTTATATTAAAGCGCATTGCTTTATGGTATAATCCAGTTTCCTTCTCATAAAGATCGGCTGCCATATCTCTATTAAATCCATTATGTATCATTATTCTTTTAACTGTATTTTCAAGTTGTGTATAGTCTCCAGTAGAAAATATATCTATCTGAACTATATATGTTGTGAATTTTTCATTTCCCTCAGAATATTCCGCACCATATTCATTAATAATCTCATATTCTAAATATAATTTTTTGTTTGGATTATCAGCGTGAAGAAAAAATACTTTTTCGTCTGGTAACAAATTTATAATTTCTTTATTATTTAATACACTTAAAAGATATTGTTTTATACTCAATTATCACCACCTACTTTGCTTTATCTAATAATTCTTTTGCAACTGCTTCAATTGCTTCATTTTCACTACTTTTTAATGCTCTATCGAAGAAACCTACATGAGCTTTTGACTGACTTGTACCAAATTCTCTCATAAAATCATAAAAAGCCGTTAATCTAGTTGTTCCAACTGTAGCAAGCCCTTCTTTTTTAACACTTTTCTTTCTTTTAGATAACCTTTTAGTTCTACCTATTGGTATTTGTCCATCTAAGCTTTTATCAACAACATCTAATCCTTTTCTTATGGCGTTTCTTTCATCAGCTTCAGTTAATGTCATATCCTCAAACATTTTAGAAATTTCATCCATACCTTCAACAATTATTCAGTCTGCCAATTAAATCACCTCAACAGCTTTAATTTTTAGCCACTTATTTTGATATTTAATATTGTCTATAAAAGTTATATCAAAATATCTATATTTATCTTTTTCTTTTGTAGCATTTTTATCTTTTATAGTTTTAATTCTATATTCCTTAGAATTAATTTTCTCTAAATCTTTAGAATATCTAACTATAAATTCTATTGTATTTTCAGAATTTGTAGACTTTGCTGCATAAAATTCTTTGCCCCATAGATTATTCATACTTGCCCATAGAGTTCTATAATCATCCCATTTTCTTACATCAAAACCATTATCATTTTGATATGTACTATATTTCTGGATAGTTATTCTATGTCTCATTTCTCCTAGCTTAACTTTCATTTTTATCACCTACATAACAATAACTTAATTGTGTAAGTATATAACTTAAAGCATTTTGTGACTTTATAGTTAAATCAGCACTTCCTCTATTTTCATACCTATCAGAGATAAAAATTAAACACGCTAACTTTGCTAGATCATTTCTATCATCAAATAGTTTTCCTGTAGTATTTTTAATATATTGCTCTGCACTTTTTTCTAATAGCTCTAAAAATCTATCTTCTTCTATGCAATCTGATTCTATCCTTAAATACTGTTTTATTTCTTCTAGCGTTACTATCAATCTAATCACCTACTTTATTAAAAAAGGACATAAAAAAAGAACCTATATAGGAACTTAATTTATATCCTTATATTTAGTTTTTAGCTATTTGGTAGCTTTTTCAACAACTGTTGTAGGAATATAGGCAATTATTACAGCATCCTTATCTACAATTCCCCCATCCATCTTGTAGATTAATCTAGTTTTAGTTGTATTAGATTCAAAAGAACCACCACCAATATTAGTAGATAAAAGTTGATATTCTCCATCAGAATAATATGTATATAAAGATTTTAAATCACCTAAAATTACTGGAATTTTACCATCCTTAGTTTCTAATACTTCGTTTGGTAATTCAACCACATTTTTTCTTAATAATTTATCAATTTCATCATTCTTAGGATCTGGTCTTAAATAAGAATTACCTTGTTTATCCTCAAGGCAATCTAAGAAATTATATCCATCTTGATTAGTAACCCAACTTGCAGAAGTCTTATAATAAGAAGGTAAGTCAACATTTATTAACTTTTTAAAATCTTTTATAGTTGCTGTTGCTGATAAATCAATAACTTTTATATCCTTACAAGTCATTATTCCTTGTACTTCATTTTCTCCACCAGCGCCATAAAGTATTTTGATATTTTTAGTAAATCTAACTTTATCTACTAACCATTCTATTATAAAATTCTTTAACCCTTCTCCTGCAAATTCTAGTAAATCGTTTGGGATGGTTTTAAGTCCTGCACAATCGTGTAGTTTAAAAGAAATTCTCTCTAATTGTCTATAATCTACTTCTTGTATTTTTCCATACTCATCAAGATTAGTTAATTCAGTTTGCTTTTTTCTCTTTTCATATGTTCTTTGTCCACTTCTAGTATAAACTTTTTCAAAATTAACTAGATTAGATATATCTGTCGTATCTCTTAATCTTTTATTTATTTCAGTCTTTATATCTTCAGGTACTGCAAATCCACCATCTTCTCCTACATGTTCAGATATAGCCTTTTGTTCCCCTTCATTAAATATAAATCCTTTCTTGTTTCTAGCTTTCAATGTTGCATCTGCAATTGCTTTTGTAAATAAATTTCCATTATATATCACTTTATTTCCCATATTATTAACATCCTTTTCTTCACTTAAATTTTTCATTTTTCCTTCTTTTATTTTATTTTCTACTGATTTCTTTTCGTCAACTTCCTCCATTTCTGCTATTTTTAACTGAGCTTGTAAATCTTCAATTTCTTTTATTTTTGCATTTATATCATCAGCAGTTTTAAGATTCTTAGCTTCACCTTTCATTTCCTGAATTTTGGCTTGTATTTCTTGTACTTTTGTCATATTACTAATCAATCCTTTCATTTTAAAATTTAATTTTTGAATAAAAAAAAGACTATAAATACAATAGTCTAAGTCTAGCTTTTGCTAATTCTAATTCTTCTTTATCTTTTACATTCTCTGTCTTTACTATAGTTTTCTTATCTTCTAATAGTTTATTTTTAAGTTGTTTAGGTACATTTGTATATTTATTTAATATAGATTTATCTTTTACACAAGCTACTAAATCTTTATCATCTTCAAGTATTTCTATATTAAATATTTCACTCATTTCTTTAGCATTTAACCATGTTTCTTTATCAACTAAATCTTTTATTTCATCTTTTGTTATACCTTCTTTAGCTTTATTTAAATAAAGTGGCATCATTACACTATTTTCTATTTTATTCAATAAATCTATTTGTTTCTGCAATTCATCAACATTTCCTATACATAAAGTATAAGGATGATGAACCATTAGTAAACTAGAATTATAAGCATAAACATTGTCAGCCACTAATGGTAAAAAACTTGCACAGCTAGCACCAATTCCATCTATAGTAGCATTTATTGTTACACCTTTTTCTTTTGCTCTCTGCAACATGGCTATAATACCTTGTGTAGTTGTTACACTTCCACCCACAGAATTTATATACATATTTATAGTTTCTTTACCTGTCAATCGCTCCAAATTATCTCTAAAATCATTAAATGTTACATCTGATTCATCCCATTTTTCAGAACCACCTATAATTTCACCATAAACATATATATCTATATTCTTATCTGTCTTGTTTTTAAATTCATAAAACTTACTCATTATCTATTTCACCACCCTTCTTTTTAGAATTTGCTTTCGCTAATTGATAATCATTAGCTACTTTTATATCAACATGATTTAAGTCAACTCTATGAGTATCACCTTGAATACCTATAGAATTCATATTTTCAAGCTTTCTTACTTCATTAATACTATATACTCCCAAATTTATCATTTTTTCGTAATAACTACTTCTGGTAGCACTATCTCCCCTTAAAGCACCTTCCATATTAAATTTAATAAAATATTTTTCTCTTTGTGTACTACTAAATAATTTATAATTAAATTCTTCTTCAATTTGCAATAGTAAAGGTAATATAGTATTCATATAAAAGTCCAAACTCTGTTGCTCTATATTATTAAAGGTACTTCTATCAAGAGAATTAATCATGTGTAGTGGTACTTTAAATACTCTAGCAATTTCTTCAAGTGTAAATTTTGTAGATTCTAAAAACTGCTGGTCAGTAAATTTCAAGCTATTTATTTCCTTATATTCTAGTCCTAAATCTAATACAGCAACTTTACCAGCATTATCATATCCACTATTATTTTCTTGCCATTGCTTTCTTATTTCAGTTTTTGCATCAGCATTAAGATTACTAGGATAAGTTATTACACCACTTGTAGTAGTCCCGTTTTTAAAATAATTACCTAATAATTTTCTACTACTTTGCATATTTCCTATAGTTTCTCTAAGTATATCTATTTTACTTTTTCCTAATATTCCATCTGTAGATAAACTTTTTATATGTATTATTTCATCACTAAAAAAGGTATGAGATTTATTATTTAGAGTTGCTTTATATATAATTTCACCCGTTGTAGGATTTTGTAGAACTTGTACATTATTTAAAATCCAAAGATTAATTGCTTTACCTCCTCGCCTTTCTACCCACACATAAGTATTACCATCTAACAATAATTTAACTGTTAACGTATGTTTAAATGTACTAGGCGTCATATATAAATTAGGTCTCTTTTCAAGTAAATAACTAACATCATTATCAACTCTATTACTGCCATCTTTATTTTTCTGATATATGTGAATAGGTAACTTAGAAATAGAGCTTGCAATTATATCAGTACAAGCATATACACCACTAATTGTTAAAGCACTTTCTTTTGTTACTTTCTCTCCACTTGTTGTAGTTCTACTTTTTATTAAACTTGTAAACCAATCACTCTGATTTACTGTTTCAGTTGTTGTATTTTTTATAGCCCACATTTTATTAAATATGCCCATTTATTTCACCTACCTTTCTATAGTAAATTTATTAATATAATTATTAATTACTATCCTTTTTAGGTAGTTTACTTAGAATTAAACCTATCAAAATTAAAATCATTGATAATGCTATCATTCCACTAAATTTACTTACATAAATAAAAAAAGCTGTAGTTAATACACTACATCCTCCCAAAATCAATATATCATCTATATTTTTCATTATAAAAGTAACTAGCATCATTAAATATTGTTTAATTATTTTTCCTATAGTATCCACTCTCCCTTCTTAATAAGTTCATTTAAATTAGGTTTTTCTTCATGTAGCCAAGCCATTTTAAAACCACAAATTAAAGCATCTACTGGGTCTATTTTCTTTTTAGTTGCATCTTTATCTATTTTAATTAATCCATTATTACTCTTTATTACTGCATTACTCATAGCAAAATTTAGAACTGGATTAGGTAAATATATTACATTGCCCATATATACTTCTTCTCTTAAAGCTACTGTACTTTCATTTAATTTATTATGTGATTGGAATAATTCAGTAACATCATAGCCCATATCACTTATATCTAGCATTATTTTCGTAGCATTAGCAGGGTCAAAACACCATGTATCAATTTCCCAATTATATCTTTTACAAAAATCTATAGCATATTTAATTACTACATTTTGATCTACTATTGGAGTATTAGTTATAGTTATATACTTTGATTTGCCATATTCATCTTTTATTCTTTCCCAAGCATCATAAGGGACTTTATCCTTTAGCGTTCTTTCCATTAATTTTTCTCTACTTGGTATAAAAGAATGACTAAATATAACATACTTTTTAACTCCATTATCCATTATCGGTATAATAAAAGCTAAAGAAGTCAAGTCTATTTTAGAAGACATATCTCCTCCGATAAAACATACTCTATTGTTTAAATCATATGGGATTTTTTTTATCTCACAAGCCTTCCATTTAGCCATATCCATATAACTGTTTTCTTTTGCTTGTACCCATATATCCAAACATTTAGTCATAAATGAGGGCATTTTTTCTGGTATTTGCTTTGCTATTTCATATTCTTCTTGTATTTTTTCAACACCTTGTTTATAAGTCATTCTTAATGGATTAGCTTTCCACCAATTTCTCTTATTATGTATATCATCTTTTTTATCTAATTCTAATATATCAATAAAATATGTATTATTTTCAACATCTATATTAGGATTTAGTATTTCACTGCAATATTTATATTCTTGTGTATAGCAGGGACTATTAAGATCAACGCCTGCTGTCGTTATAATCATTAATAACGGTTCTTTTGTAGCTTGTCCATAACTAGCCATGGTATAAAAATCATCTGTAGTGTGTTGATGGTACTCATCTAATATGAATAGTGCCATATTTCCTCCATCATTTTTAGTACCATCCTCTTTACTTAGTGCAATCATTGTACTACCTGTTTTTATGTGCATTATATAATCTCTTGTACATTTAAACTTAGTTGATAAGGGACTCCCTTTTAACATTAATTTAGCTTCTTCAAATACAACTTTACTTTGTTTTCTTTTGATACCCGCACAACATATCTCATATATTTCATCATTTCTTGTGCTACCACAAGCTAATTCATATAAAGCTATACCACTTTCCATCTGTGATTTAGCTTGTTTTCTAGCACATTCTATAAAACTTTTTTTAAATCTACGTCTCTCATTATCATTTCTTCTCCAACCATAAATTTGGCATATAAAAAACTTTTGCCATATAGTCAATATTATTGGCTGTCCCGCTAATTCACCTTTACTATGTCTTAAATATGTAAACCATTTGACAATCTTTTGAGCTTCTTCTTCATCCCAATAGTAAATATAATCTTTATCATTTTCTAACTTTTCTATATCATTTAAAAACCTTTGGCAAGCCCATTTATGTTTTTCGCAACTTATATATGTTTCAAATTTACTTACAAAAACATCCTTTAAACAATTATTACAGTATCTAATTAATTCTTCTTTAATGGTCACTTAAATATCACCAAACTCATCTACAATTTCTTTTTTAGTTTCTGTAAGTTTAAGAGTTGCTATTTTTAACCTACTATCAATAGTCAATCCTAATAGACTACTGTATTTTTTCATTTCATCAGAATATTTTAATTGTATTTTTATTAGAGGATTTTCTATAATATTAGTTGCTCCACCTTTATTCGTGTATTCTATAGTTAATGGTTGTCCTTTTAATTCTTTTGTAGCTTCTATGTAACTAGAATAAGCGTTACAATAAGCACCCAAATTATTTAAATCTAAATTGCTTATTACACTTAAAGTTTTGAATTGTTCAACTAATCTTTTCCATTCTTTTTTAGCTAAAGAATCCCTTAACCATTTTGGAGGTTTTTTTAATTGTTCCATTCCAGTTTGTATTATTTGTTCTTGTAATTTTTTTTCTTCTTGTTGTTTTTTCTCTAGATGTCCTTCTTGTATTGATAACATTTTTTTTGGTCGTGCCATTGTAATCACCCCTTTCCAATTAATAATATTTACCCCCTAAACGTTAGTTTTTAGAATTTTGTAAAATGAAGACTGCACCACGGACTTTTTAATAAATATTTATAAGAATCTAACCGTGGGGGATTAATTCAAAAAATAAAAAAGCACTAACTTTTTAAATTAGTACCAAATTCCTTTTCATATTTTCTTTTTAGTTCTCTTAATAGTTCTTGCATTTGTTTCTTATCCTTAGCACTCTTTTCATATGTTCTATGTAGTATCTTATGGACTTTATCAGATAAAGGAATAAGATTATCTATATCTAATTTCTTATCCCAATCTTCTTTAAGCTCTATAATATGATGTATTACATTACAATACTGTATTTCTTTATCAACATAATAACTATATAAACATATATTATTATACTTTCTTCTTACCACATCTCTTATTGGTATCCATTCCTTGCTAGAATAAAACTTCTGTTCTCTATTATCTATTCTATTCTTCTTATATTCTTTATAGCTTTCTTTCTTACCCTTATCATATTTATTCTTACATTCATCACACATTCTTTTATTATAATCTATTACTTTTCCACACCTACATAATTTCTTTAGAGCAATATCAATCACCTTCCTATATAACTATTTCCGTGTTTCTTTTTATACTTTCCTTCATAGCTTCTCTTACATCTTTCATTACTTCCTCTGGGTCTAATTTAATTTTTACTATAACTTTGCTATTATCTCTTTTAATTCTTTCGCCTTTCGATAACTCTACAGTTTCGGCACCTTTACAATAATTATCTATCATATCTTCTGTAAATACTTTTATAAAGGCATTATTAATATTAGCTTGTTTTAATATATAATTGCTTACTTCACTACAATTATTTAAAGCTGTTTCATTAAATATTATACAATCCTTATCATTAAAATTTATTCCTTTTACACATCTTAAACTATTTTTAATAACACATATATCTATATTTAAACCATCAAATTCTTTTATAATTATATTTGTAAAATGTTTATTCCAACTATCAAACACAAATATTCTTTTAATCTGTGCTTTAATAATCATTTCTCTTAATTTATCTACGCTCTTTAACATTTCTCTACCTCCAATATTTTTAAGTAATAAAAAAGACACTCTATTGAGTGCCTATGATTGTATTTGTTTATCCCAACGTTCATTTAAGATAAATGTATAAATTCCTTTATCTTAAATATTTAATTTTCAATTTAAATCCTCACTTAATATCAATGACTTTTTTTCACATCTGCATTTAAAGAAACTTCTATTAATTTGAATATGGATTTAATAATATCATATAATGCTAAAAGTGTTAAAAATATAATTGTAAGCTTTATCAATAGTATTATATCTAATTTACTTATATAATTAAAATTCCATTTAATATAGGGAATATCTATATTTCTCCATATTATTATAAAAACTACATCCACTAAATATCGGAAAATAAATAAAATATCTTCTTTCAACTGCTTGAATATATTAAACATGATTAACTCCATATCTTTTAATTCCGTTTCACTAATTATATTCTTAAAAATCTCTACTAATTGCTGTCGTAATTTTTCAAATGTAGAATATAATATTGTAATGAAACTCACAGTAAATCCAAGAACTATAAGAATAAAATTTATCACAAATTCATCATCCAAAATTTTTAATTCTGAAATTTGCAAAGGATTATTTTTGTAAATTAATAAAGATACACTAAAAAAAATAAGAGTTATTATTAGTGAAATCACATTATTCTTTATGTTTGTCTTTATTTTCTTCATTTTTTCTATCTCCTAAGATATCTTTAAAATCTATTATTTTAGATTGGATTTCTTTTTTCTCATACTTATTTTCTTCACTACTTGATTTCAATATTTCTTCAAAATTTTCAGGGATGCTAATATTTTTAATATACTTTTTATCAGTACTTTTTATATTTTCCTTATGTTTATTATTACTAATCACTACTTCCCATTTTCCTCCACCATGTGTAATATAATCTATGTAATCTTTACTATTTTCTTCATTAATATTAAGTTTACCATCCTCATTTTTTAAATTCATATCCATTTCTGTATTATTAAAAAAGCCTCGCATTTTTTTCAGTAATTCATTAGCATTTAATATTCCTTGAAATGCATTTGGGGATTTCATATTTAATTTAAGTTCAAATATTTTATCAGCATTATTAATGTACTGCCAAAAAGACTTAGATTCTGTTATCTCATCAATCATCATATTGAAATCCTTTTTTCGTAAATCATGTTCAAAAAAATTTCTAATTTTATCCTTCGCATAGTTTAGCTCTCTAAAAACAGACGTTTTTTCTTCAATAAAAAATATTTGCTTTGAAGTATCTACTATAAAATAAATATATGGATAATCTGATTCTTTTTTTTCTTCAATGTCTTCTATTCCAATATCATACATGTTTCTTATTACTTCTCTACCAAACTTACATATATAAATATCATCAGATAGTTTTTTTCTTAAATATAATATATATTTTCTATTATTTATTTCTCTTTCAATTTTAGATTCTTTATTTAGTTTATTAAATATATCTCTAATTAGTTGTTTTTTATCTTTTATAGTCATTTGTTCAAAAGTAATTTGTAGAGATGGAATTAAAAAATAACGAAATGTATAAAACTTAATGTTGCCCACTTTATCTGCTCCCCCTAGTATATAATTTATTCTAAATATACTATTATTATACATTATTTATCAAATATTGATAAGAGTGTAGTCAATTATAAATCTAAGTTTATATAAAATTTAAAAGAGGCTAAGCTCAAAACAATTTTTAAAATTATTTTGAGACAGCCCCTTACTGATTACATATTTAATTTTTTATAATCCTGGAATAAAATCTTTTAATTCTTTTGCTGCTCTAAATAATTTTGCTTGTGTAGAATTATCCATTAAATATTCAATACCTTCTAATGTTATTCTTATATCCATAAATTTTACACTTGGATAACTTTGTCCACAAAAATCAATAAATTCTACTCCATCTATTAATCCTTGTTCAACCATCATTTGTAATATTCTAACCCATTTAATTTCACTAACATCTAATGCTTCAAAAGATATATCTGATAAGTCTGGATTTTCTTCATCTATAGCTTTATCCAATCTACTTAATATTTTATATATAATATCTAATGTATTACCTTTACTCATCTCTTCTAAACCATCTCCCCCATAATTTTATTACAGGAATACTATACCACCTTAATTTTTTTTACTCAATGAATTAAAATTAAATGCACCAAAAGCACCTAAATTAATGGTAATCTAGTAACAATCATTTTTTATACGATTTTTTATTATTTTACCTCTCAATATTAATGGATAATCATTTTTATCACGAATATCGTGACAATAAATATAAGCATTATCATTAATATGAAACTGTTTAATAATTTGACTCCAATGCTCTCCTCTAAAATGAGTAACTATCATACCATTATTATCAGCCATTATATACTCAAATAAATAATATTCTTCATCACACTCTGTTTTGTAATATTTTACAAGATGATAACTATCTCCAAGCCAACTTCTCAATGAATCTATTTTGATAATTTTAGTCCAAATCTCTTCATCTGTTTCAGTATCAAACATTCTTCTATTATCAATAATCATGAATATCACCTCATAAAATTATATTCAAAAGGTGATATTTTATTTCTTACATTATCATTCTCTAATGTCATCAGCATCACTTGTTTTTACATTTGTCTTTTAATACTTCATCCACACATTGTATTAATATATTATAAAACATTTTCTTTTTTACATTTTCACTTTTTATATATGTAAATGTAAACATATATAATACTGCTAGATACAAAAATACTTTTAAATAAAAATCCTTTTTATTTAATCCTATACTTAATATTACAGATATTATAGTAGCTATTACTGCAATCCTTATAGAAACATAATTATCCCAACTGGTATTATTTAATTCAATTAAATAAGTTTCAATCTCAATTTTCATATTAATAAGTTTATTCTTATTAAATTTATTTAATTTTGATTTTATCTTATTTTTATATTGCAGAAAATTATTTACGTTTACATTTGAATCATTAAAATATTTTTTATATTGATCTATTAAAATATCTAAATTATTTTTAAATAAATTCATGTCTTTTTTCTCCAAAATTGCACTTATATTAATTATTGCAAAAAAGTTATTAAACTTTCATAATTGTTTACTCACTCCTTGCTTAATTATACCAAATTTTATATAAATCAATATTGATTTGTAATAAAAAAGGTAGCCCTATACATTAATTATTTTATTTTCTAAAATTTTTTTCTAACTTCATCAAATAATTTACCCTCTAAAAGAATACTTCTTTTATCTTCACCTTTATCAAAAGTTATAATCCCACTTGATTTTTCTCCACAACGAGCACTTATATAAGTTTTTATTTCTAAAATTTTATAACCTTCATTAAATAATTTTTCCACAATTAATTTCTTATCCTCTATTTTCATCCATTCATCTATATTTTCCATATATATTCCTCCAAATATTTTATCTTCTTATAGTTCTAACTTCTTGATTTAATTCAAATAAATTTTTTAAAATCTCATCAATAGTACTTTCATCAATAAAAGCTTTTATTTGTGGGTCTTTTTTATCCGTATTAATATAATCAATTAAATAACACCCTAATTCTTCTATAATACTTAATTTAATATATACATCTTGTTCCGTTTCATTTTTGTCACAAATAGTAAAGTAAACTTCATTATTATTAACATACTTTACTTTAATTTTTTTATAATCTTTTATATATATAAAGTTACCTCTATCTGTAGTAGCTTCAATGTTATCTATCCTATATTTATCAAGATTCTTATTAAAAGTTTTAACGAAATTTACCATTGCTGAACTAATAATATTTTTATCAATAGTTAATTCTCTAAATTGTAATACCAATTCTTCTTTCCAATCCATAGCAACCCCTCCAAGTATAAAATATTTACATCACTACAAATATTCTACATTTAAACAAGTTTTCCTTCAATTTTTATAATTTTTCCCTATATTTTCTACATTCGGATATAACTTCATCACACTTTTCACATATGTTTTTTCTATTATCTTCTATATTATCTATATACGTCTTAAGCAAATACTGAAATTCTATATTATTTACATTATAAACCTTCTGTGCTTCATCTAATAATTCTTTTAAATCCATATCTTTTCTTTTTTGTTCCTCTATTACTTTTTCATTACATTCTTTATTACCTTTTTCTACTCGTATTCTTTTTACAGTTTGTTGTAATTGCTTACACGCCTTTTTTATTTCTTTTAATTCATTATCAGTGAAATTTTTAAATAACATACTTATCTCCTCCAACACTATTATTTATTTTAATTATTCAACCCTCCAACTGCATCTTCTAATCCTATACCTTGTCTAGTCTTTTCAATTAATTCTCTAGTTACAAATGCACTTCCATATTTTTGAATTAAGTTATCTATATCTTTTCCAAAAATATTATATTCAAGTTCTCCAATTCTTCCATTTATGAGTATATTATCTTTTACATTGTCTTTAATTACCATTTATATTTCCTCCGTTTTCTTTTTCTTTATAGCTAAAGCGATGTGTTTGAAACAGTTGTTATATTTCTTCAAATCATTTTTAGTATCATATTCTTGCAACAGTCTATGTACCTTTTCATTATTTTTAAACACAAAAGCCCATATATATTGTCCATTTCTAAATATTAATTGTATATCTTTTTCAAAAACATCATTCATATATAAAAATGCTATCTTTCCCCTATTAATTATTTTAATTTCTTCCATACGTATTTCCCCTTTCATTAATTTAATAAAAAAGCTGTAGACTTTAAAAAGTTTCTACAGCTCAATCATCTATTTATATACTTTTATATTGGTAATATATTTACGCTTGACCACTTTTTACCCGTTCTAATCTGACTAATGTAATTCCTATTAACACCAGTTTTTTTACTTATTTCTGTATTGCTTAATCCCATATTAATCATTTCTTTAATTTCTAAAATGGTATCTAAATCATATTTTACATTTGGATTTTTAATACCTTGATTTGCCTTTTTTCTTTTATATGTAGTTTCTAGCGTGGGACTTGTACTATGTTTTCTTATCTTTCTCATTTCATTGCAACAAGTATCTCTATATAAATTGTAATAAAATTGCTCTAATACTTCTAAAGATTCCTGTATCTCTTGCCTTTCTTCATTTGTTCCATTCACATATGTACTATTATTAATACTAAAATGTAAAACTTTAAAAGTTAAGTTATCTTTCTCATATTCTTCTTGTAGTATATTTTTATTATTATATTTATAATTTCCTTTTTTTAGATGGTACTCATGATTCTGCTTTCTATCGTTCATCATACCACTTCCCACGTATAGCACTTTACCTGTATCATCTGTAAAGCCATAAACTCCTAATCCATTAATATTTCCTTGCACTTTAATTTTACCCATAATTAATTCCCCCATTATATGTATTATTTTTATAATTAAATAGAGATCAGCGTTATTCTTCACCAATCTCAAAATATGTATAAAATTATTTTTACTAAAGAGGGCATACCCACAAACCTCTACTTTTAAACTATTCTCTACCAATAGACAACTATATTAATAGAAGTTTAAAAGGCTTGATGTTGTCATTGGTGGGTTTTCATTTGCGAAGTCACTTTCGTTTTTTAATATGTAATTTAAGCTATTTCTTTGAACATATTCCTAACCATATTTAAAATTATATTTTTATTTGAATATGGATCTATAACAATATTAAAACTTTTTATAACTTCATCTTTATCATTATATTTTGTTGTATTTATTGTATTTCCATCTATTATCGTCATAGAAAAATCTGTAAATCCACTTTCTTTTAATTTATTAAACACATAACTCTTAATATCTTGTGCCTTCCAATTTGAACACAAAATACTTAAACAACTATATAAATCTCTTATGTAATCTTTATATTCTACCACTCTATTTTCCATCATCTTAGTTGTTTTATATCTTTCAACCATTTCTTCATTAATTTTTTGAACTCTATCTTGTTTATTTCTTTCTGTCCATAGAACCAATGATTTAATTTTTCTATTGTTAAAACTCTTAGTCTTTCTTATATAATTGTTTCTATAATTAATCTCATTTTCATATATGTAATTTATTGTTGCTTTTAATATAGATTTCACATCATAATCCTCTAATTCTATTGTATAATTTTCATATTTATCAGATTCTTCATCACTTAAAATAATAAAATTCAAATTACCCTCTCTATTTAAAAACAATCTATATTCTACACACCCGTTCTCTAATTCCCATTCTTCTTTGGTATTTAATTCTTCTTCAATTATTTTTAAATTCTTTCTAATTTCTGTTTTAGTTAATTTGTCCATTATAAGATTCTCCTTAGCTCTTTTAAGTGTCTCCACTATATATTTTCATATTAAAAAAGGACTAATCAATTTTAGATAGTCCTAACAAAGTCTACATAATTTAAATTTTGATCTATGATTACAAATCCTTGTCCCCAGCATCCGCCATATTTATAATCTGTAGAATATACACAATCATAACTTTTATATTTTTTTAATTCTTCAATTATTTCTAAATTACTTTCAATATTATCATCTTTAAACTCTTCACTTTTTATAACTTTTTCCCAATCTTCGATTGTTTTAGATACTTCTGTAATCTTATTATCCATTAATTCCATATTTAAGTTTTCTATTATATAATCATTTAATTGTTCAAGTTTATTTTCTATACTCATATTACATTCCTCATTTATTTTTTTAAATGAATCTTCTAATAATTTCGTAGCATTAATCATATCTTCTGTTAATGTTGTGTTTGTTTGTAAACCTTTCTTTCTTTTTATTTCTTTGTAAATTTTTTCTAACATTATCATATTATCATCCTCCAATTTATTATTATTTTGAACAAGATATCTTCTATATCCTTCCTCAACGAAGTCGCCCGACTCTAAGGGCGACTGATAATGTTATGATTACAAACAAAAAAAGATACATGATAAATCTACATATATCTTATAAAACTTATTACTTGACAGCGTAATTGTAAAAAACAAGTTCAACTAGGCTAAAGCCAAGTTTCACTAACTTTTTAAAAATTCCTTGTCGTGTCAATGTTTTCCTTCCGTCAAACATTTCCACATTTAATATTTTTATTTTCTATTAATTAATTTATATGTTTTTACCCCCCACTTCCCTTATATATTATATATAAAGAAATAGGGGTGTAATAATAATTAAGAAACTTTTTTATAAACACCTCTTTTAATCATATATTTATTAATAATTTTCTTTAAATCTTTATTATTTTCTTTGGCTTTATCAAATTGTTTCTTAGTGATTCCTATTTTTTTCAACATATTATTAGATTTAATTTCATTTCCATCCCACTCATTATGTATAAAATTTAAAATTTTTTGGGCAATAGTTTCTTTTTCTTCATCTCTTCCTAAAATCTTAGCTTCTTGGAAACATTCTAATTCTTTATGTTCAATATTCATATTACACTTAGAAAACATTTCTTTAATCATCATTCTTAATAAATCCGAACACGCAAAACAATGTATAGTAATATTTTTTCTACTGTTATAATTTCTCATCTTAGTTCTAAATACTTCTTGAATAAAATCTGTTAACATAGAATAATTTTTATATATCCAAAAATTATCTCCACAGCCTTCTTTTAAATCAATTGTACACATAACTTTCATAAATAATTCAGCTTTTTCTAAATCCCATTCTTTTAATATATGCTCCCATCTTTCTTCAGTAAAATTAGTACATAAGTATCTTATTAAATATTCATAATCAGGTAAGTTATTCCAACCAAATTGAACCATCTGAGTACAGTTTTGGGCTTTATTACTACCTTTTGTATTGCCAAAATAAAATAACGTATCTTCATCCTTACCTACAATATTAGTAATTCCTATAGCTTTATTATGATTAACCATTATATCCTCATTTTTCTTAATTTCTCTCATTATAGTTTTAGCTCTTTCGGAATAAGTAACTACATAAGTTTGTTCTTTTTTTATGGTTTTTAAGAAATTAGCACACGCATTTATAAGATATTTTTTAGAGTTAAATTTACTTTTATTCAACTTGTGCGCTAAATAAAAATTAAAATCTACATTATCAAAAGTTCTAGGATTATCTATATCTACAAATTTTATAATATCTTCGTTATTATAATCATTATCTACTAGAGCGGTTCCATCAAATATAACTGTTTTCATATTTTCATTTAAAATCTTTTTCATACCTATTGTACTAATGAACATACCTCTTTTGCCTGCATTCACAAACAAACCACCTTTAGTTAGCACTGTATGTATATGTCTTAATTCATATGAGAATTTCTTCTTAAAATATTTATGCCATAACTCCATAAATTCTTTATCACTTAATAATATTGGTGTATTATTAATATTACTAACTATCATTCTATCGTATTTTTCATAATCTCTAAATTTTTGTTTTATTATGTTTGATATGTACATAAACTTATCAATTAATTTTCTTCTATCTTCGTTATTATCTATAGTATATATTTCATTTTCTATATTGTTTAAAATTTTTGTATCTACCCTAAAAGCATCTCTCATAGAGGGCTTTTCATCGTTTATTCTCAATGTTCTAGATTGTAAATTTTCGTCTATATCCTTATAAGTAGAATAAATATTTATTGATTCCGAAAACGTTTCTAATCTAGCATTAGTTAATAATATTATTGGAGAATATATCTGTTGATATTTTTGTTTACTTATTTTACACTCGCCATAAAATGGGCAACTTTCAGAACTACACATCCCATTTTCATAAGATTTAAAATCTTTATTTAAACATACTTTTCTTTCAAAACTATCTTCTTTCCAACCTTCTAGTATATATGTAAATGGAGTTTTAAAAATTTTATTGTCCTTCTTTTCAATTTTATAATATCCTTGTGAATCAATTATATTTTCATGAAGTTCATATAACTGTTCTATCCTATCTGTAACAATAATCATTCCATCTATTAAAGTTCCTTCCTTATATGCTTCACAAACAACATTTAAAAACACTTGAGTTATTGTAGATTTTCCGAATCCACAAGGTGCAGGTATTACAGGAATAATTTCTTTATTTTTTAAATTAGATAATAATATTTTAGCTGTTTCACTAGCAAAATTTAATTGTTGTGGTGTAGCCTTCATATTTCTTTCTTCAAATAAAGAATTGTATCTTTCAACTATTTTATTTACTAATACGTTTATATTTTCATTATTCTCTGTTAAATCTTCAGAAGTGTATACTTTTTTCTTCAATTTAGTCATCCATGAAGTATAACTGCCATCACATAATATAGTTCCATCATTTCTTTTTTCTTCTTTATATATTCTTTTATACTCTATATCATCTATTAAACATATTTCCCTCATAATTGTTCACTATCCTTTCAATTTTTAATAATTGTTTATCTCATTTCTTAATTCTAAAACCTTATGTAATGCAAATTTAAATTTCTCTGTATTTTCAAAACTATATATCTTTCTATTAGCTCTATTAAAAATCATATATCTAAACCCCATAAAATTTAATGTATCAGCTAATGTTTTTTTATCAATGATTGTGTATTCCATAATCAAATTCCACCTTTTCTATTTTAAATTTAAACAAATCCATATTTTTATTAAGTTATTATAATTTTTTACTTGTCCACATAGAAGGGGTGCGACTTAAGCACCCCTATATAACTACATATAACTAATAATTGCTTTAATACTTTTACCACTATTTCTATTAAATTTAAAATAACATTCTTTATTTTTATAATCCTTTAAATCTGTAAATTCATCTATTTTTACACTGCTTGGATGAACAAATCCTATTTCAGCATTGTTGTTATATAATTTTATTGTTTCTCTTTCCATTCCAGTTTTTCTATCTATAAATGTTTCTAGTTTTATGATCACTTTATCAAATTCAAATTTATCTACTTTCAATCCACAAATCTGAAACTCTTTAGAAAAGCCATCTAATTGTTTTACCAATTTCTTGTATTGATTATATCTGCCTTCTTTATGCAATTTTTCTATTTCTTCAGCACTTCTTATAATTTCAATTTTTTTATATTTTTTATGTAAATATTGTACATCTTCTTTTTCTCCATCTTTACATTCTCTATAAGTATAGTTTTTACACTCTAAGCTATTTTTTTCTATAACGCTTGCAACTGGGGCAAAGAAAAATTTAAATATAAAAGTTTCTGAATTACATAAATTAACTAAACTATAGGCTATCAATTCTTTTTTATATCTTTTTATAATCTCATCAGCTTCAAAATTTATATCCATTTCAGCTTTTAATTTTAAATTTAAATATACTTTTTTAATATCTTGTAAACTTTCTTCTAAAGTATCTTTTAATTTTTCTCTAGTTTCCTTTTGAGTTTTTCTTTTTTTAGCATATTCTTTTTTATCTAAACCTTTTAATTCTAAATCTAACTCCTCAATAGATTCTTTATAACTTTTCTTTATTTCACTAACTTTAAGATTATATACAGACTTAATTACCTTTTCCTTATAATCCTCATAAAGATTCCCTATTTCAGTTTTACATTTTTCATATTCATCTTTATAATAAGCTGCAAACTCTTTTTCATCACAATATTTTTTAAGAATATTTACTTTATCTGAAGCTTGTTTATTTTTATAGCATTTACTTAATAATTCTCTAGCAATCCTGGTTGCATGTATATCCATAGCACTATCTAAATATTCAGTTTTATCTTTTCTTAAGTAATCCTTAGCATAATATAAATAACGTGGTTTCTTCTTATATTTATCTTTAAGCCATTTAGGAATTGTTGGTGTAGATAATAACTTAGGAGCATCAATTGCTTCCATTTGTAAATTCCTTAGCCTATAGCTATCATATTTCCGTTCATGAAACTGTTTTGCTATATGTTCTTTAATCTCTTGTTCTGTGTGTTTGTTATGTATATCTACATACTCAAATTTCTTATCTAATACCTCTAAGAATTTTGAATATGTTTTTTCCTTTAGCTCGTCTTGTTTTTTTATTTTCCAATGTTGCCATAAATCAGCATATGTATATACAACACCTGTTTTAATACGTTTATAACTTCTATATTCAGGTACTTCTGTAGCATTATTATTAACACTCATCCCCATAAAAGCTAAACTACCTATAAGATTTCCACTTGCTTTTAATGTTGCTTCAATTCTATTATTAGGTGTATATTCCATTTTTACAGCCTTTGATTTATCATCATCTACATTAATAAAAGGTAAATCTTCTACAACACTACTTTTAATAATCTCCTCATCAACAATTATATTACCGTCCCCATCTTCATCCATACCCGACATTATTTGACAAGTTAAATCATAAGCATTTATAAAATGAATTTCTCGTGTTAATTTTCCTAAATATTTGTCCAATGTTTCATTTCTAGTATAAGTTAAATTTTGAACTTCACTGAATGAATTTAAAGGACATCTTGAAGCTGTTCTAATTTCACCATTTTGAACACTTGTATTATAAAATTGATGTGCTTTAAGTCCATTTTCGGCTTTTATTAGTTTATTATCTTTTCTATTCATTATCCAATCACACATTGTTATTGGACACATGCAAACATATTGATATGATCCTCTTACGTAAAATTTTCCACTTGCTAATAATTTAATTTTCTTTGTAATCATTCTAGCAACTGCTCTCTTAACATAAGCTATATTAATCATTTCTGGATTTATAGTAAGTAATTTTTGTGCTTGTGTTGTCATAGAATAATCTTCATTAATAATTATGTTTCCATCAATATCCTTATCACTTTCAGCCTCGTTATTTATATCCCCCCAAAATATTCTTGTAAGGTCTTCATCACCTTCTAGTATTTTATTATACAATTCTTCCGTATCCTTACTTAAGATATCTATTTCGGTAGGTGTAATAGCTAAGTTGCTCATTAATTGATAATTAGTTAAAATATAATCTTTCAATTTTTCGGGGTTTTTATTAATCTTAGTAATATGTAAATGACTTAATGTATTTCTATATGTATCAAACTCTTTATCTTGTAATCTATCTAATGCTCCTTCAATCCCATTATCATCTTTCCACCACTTTGCCCATTTAACTTGACTTTCATTTAGTATTAAATCTGCATTATTTAAACATTGTTCTTCTCCAATATAATCTTTCGTATAGAATTTACCATCAGCCTTTCTATAAAATAAATCTGTATTATATTTATAAAATTCTTTAAAATAGCTTATAAAATCCATCTTTACTACTAAGCCTTTAACAGCTAATGCATCGTACATTCTTATAACTGCAAAATCTACACCATAATTTACATGTAAATCTTTTTGTATAGCTAATGCTAAATTAGGTGACATTAATCCACACCCATCAAAAGGGGTTGTATCAACTTCATAATCTTCTATTTCTCTTAAATTTGGTACATCTATTGTAACTATATCGCTAATAACCTTATGACTACATTCTGGTAATACTATAATTTTAGGTATAATATTAGTTTCCCATGAACCACTTGTAGATAAAGATATTCTGCTTAAAATATCTTTATTTATACTTAATTCAGCTTTACCTGTTTCTTTATCCATATATAACTCATTTATATCTTCAATTTTTCCGCCTGATATTAAATACTCAAACCAATCTTGGAAATTATTAGATTGGTTATATAGCTTTGCAATATTTTTTTTTATAAAATACCATTCACATTGACTATGAGTCTCTAAATCAGCTTCTTTCATTCCTCCTGTACTAGAAAACCAAGATACATAATCAATTCCATTAAATCTAATACCTTTGACTTGTTCTCTACTTTTCTTTTCTTCATCACTTAATGTAACTTTTATAATATCTGTTATTAACATATCATTTTTTAGTTCTTTATTAGTATAAAGACAATAACATCTTATTAATTCATTTTCTGATATTCTTATTTCATTTGTTTTTAATTCCTTATATGTTTTATTAATACAATATTTATCTTCTAATAATAAATCATCTCGTATCTCTTTTAATTGAATATCAGCGTTGTCAAATGCATACATTCTAAGTAATTTTTGTTTTCTCATAATATAATCCCCCATTCATTATTTTATTTAAAATCATATCCCAGCTATCATAACGTAGGGTGCTGACTAAAGCACCCCTATATGTAATTAATTATTCTATACTCCCCACATTTCTTTTAATTGATTAACTATTTGCATTTCTGTACCATCTCCACCATACTTATCTGGATGGTAAATCTTAGCTAATGTATGGTAAAATTTTTTTAAAATTTCTTTTCCTCTTTTTTGTTCAGGAGTTTCTATTTGGTTTAATTCATCTTTATGTTTTTCATTAAAATCGGCATAAAATTTTTCATATCCTACTTTTTGGGATTCTGCTGCTACTTGCTCATACCTTTCTTCAACTGTCTTTTGCATTTCTATTACTTTTAATATTATTGCTTGTTTAATTTCTTTTTCCATTTCTTTAGTATTATAATTAATAAGATTGTATCGATCCTCAATTTTATAATCTTTAATGTAATAATAATCTATATTTTCTAATATTAATAATTTTGAATTATCTCTTTCAGCGTAAAAATTATATTTTAATCCTAAATTCAAAGTAAGAGTTTGTCCAAAATTCTCTATAATTTCTGTAGTTACAATTTTAAAATTATTAGACTTCTGTTTATGTTTTTTATATTTATTTATAATAACTTTTTCTTTAATTTCTTTAATCTTTTGATTATGCTTTTCTAAATCTTTCTCTAGCTGAACTAATTCTTCTAATTCTACATTTTCAACTTCAGATTCTAAATCTTCTTCAATCTTATTTAAGTCATTTTTAAATTCTATAACAGTTTTTGATTTTTGTACTGCCTCTAAAATCTCTACATCAATTATTTTAGATTGTGTTTTTTGCTCTTTCTCCTTAACAGGATTTTTAGTTTCTTTTATTTTTTTCTTTAATTCCCTTGTAGACATTTCTTCTATATTATTTTGCACTATAAATTCTTCTCTTTCTTTTTCTGGAATAGTTGTTAGTAGATATAACTTTTCTACTCCTAAACACGAAGGCGCATTCGCATCATGAAAACTTTCTGCAATTTTCATAAATTTTTGGGCGGTTCTTTGTGAAAATCCTACTTTTTCTTCTACATATTCTCCAAACTCCCCATGTGGGAGACTCATTTTTATAAAAATTAAGTTATCGCCTATACTTAGTATATTTTTAACCGTTTGTTTTTTTAATTTTAGTATTTCTCTTACTGTGCTTTCTAATATTTCTTCTTGTGTTACATCAATATTTTTCTTTCTCATAATTCTATTCCCCCTTAAAATTTTTTAACAAAACCTATTGAAACAACAACAATAATCTGATATAATACAGGTAAACATAATAACTTAGCTTAATATTCATTAAGTAAAATTTTTCAGACATTATTTGGTAAAGCAAATAATAACATATAATAAAATACAAAGAAGATGGTAGGGAACAAATTAGGCAGACTTGTTCCCTTTGCAAATATTTAATTTTAAAGCTGTATATTTAATATTAACACTTTTTTCATATAACCTCAATCTGGAAATTCGGTTATATTTTAGTGTATTTTGTTAAAATAATTGAATAAATGTATTTATATAACTATTTCCTAATATTGGAGTAGTTTATTCGTGTTTCCTTGATTATTATATAAATCTGAATAATATTGTCTGTATACTTCTTCTTGTTCTTGGTCTGTTAATTCATAATAATCTAAAACCCCACTTTGATACATTTCTACTTTAGCCAAACTTTCCATTTTTGTGTGTTCTTCATCCTCTTCTCTCCAAAGAGCCTCATCATTACATTCTACCATAACTTCTCTATCTAAATATTCTAAAACTAACTCTCCACAATTTTCTTTTCTCCAGTCTAGTAGTCCAATTTTAGTTATAGTTAGCGTATAATCCTTTATAGGTATACAGTCTATTCCTATATCACTCATAGCAGTATCACTATAGAAAGCTTGTCCAGTTAAATAAATGTTGTTCTCTGTTTCTTCTACATTAAAATTTTGTAATTGTATAAATACATCTGTGTCCACATTATATATTGTTATTCCTTCCTGAGTTTGTCCTAGTTCTTTTAATTTTGTTACCAATCCTTTTAATTTTTGTTCCTTTTTTTGTAATATGCTTATCATTCTTTATTCCTCCTATTTATTATATTTCATAAATTTTACCTTCTACTCTAGACTTATCCCCTCTTATTTGTGGTTTAATCCACACTTTCTTGCCGCTTTGATATTCTCTCCAGTGTCCTCTAACTGTCCATCCAAATGTATGTCTTTCGTAATGCCTTCTTTCTTCTTCTGTAGGCTCCGGAATGTGGTTTGTATTAAGTTTAATAATGTTTTGTTTAATAAGTCTAATCCTTGGTTTCTTACCTTTACGCTTGTCCTTCTTAGATTGAATTTTTTTAGTGTGAGTTCTAGTTTGCGTTATTACTTGTTCTTGATTAAGTTGACAATAGATTAGTATTGAAAAAAACATTTGAATACATTCCACTGTAGTATTAATAAACCTTTGAGGAATATCTTCTTTTTTTATCATTTTTATTAAGAAATCTTCATAATCAGAGTTATATTCAAAACTATCTATTATTTTGGGCAGTAAACTTTCTGGTTCTATACCATCTAAAAAAAATTCAATCCCATCTTTGAGTTTAATAACAGGTTCTTTCAAACTATATAAGTATCTAAAATCATTATTGCTTTTGTTATATGCATAGCAATTAAACATCAATCTCTCTCTTTGAACTTTATAATACTGAATAAACCATAATGAACCTGTATATCTTTTTATTATTCCTTCACTAAAAATATATTTTATGTTATCTCTGTGTAATGTTATTTTATCTTGATTTTTTAAACACCAATTTGTTATTTTTTCAGATTCTTCAACTGTAATCTCAATTATGTCTAATTTATCTAAATCACTTAATGTTAATTCTTTCATTTTTAACCTCCATTACTTCTATTTACCTTACACTTTATATTATAGTAGCTACTATAATAGTTGTCAATTGTATAAACTTAATAAAATGTTAACAAATTGTAAACAATATTCTATTAACAACTATAATAGTTTATAGTATAATAGTTTGTAGCAAACATAATAATATCGGAGGTTATGATATGGTAATTTTCAATTTAGATAAATTGTTAGAAGAAAAAGGTAAGACTAAATATTGGTTGTCTAAAAAAACTGGAATTGATAATAACACATTAGGTAAAATATATAAAAATGAAAGTAAGCAAATAAAATTAGAAACGCTAGAAAAGATATGTGATGCTCTTGAATGTGATATATCTGAAATATTAGAAATAGTTAAAGACTAGGAATTTAATCCTAGTCTTTTAAATATATAAATAATGCACTTCATACTTGGATAAGATAAATAAAACCTAAAACATAGAAATTAGATCACTTAACAATATTAATCCTAATCCTATAATACTAGCAATTAACATATTAAAGTACCTCCGAAAAATTATAATATTACTGTTATAATTTCCAGTTCTAAATATATTATTCTACATCTGTAATAGTAACATAAATATCTATTTCATTTTCTAGTACTTTTAAAACATTATAATTATATTCACAAAATAACTTTTCATTTTCTTTAGTAATCTGTATTTGCGTATATGGTACAAACACAGCATTTAAAATTCCATCATCTTCACTTTTTGCTAAAATATTATTCTGGTCAGTTACTTCTATAAATCTTATTTTCATTTCAATCCCCCCATGAAACAATTTTACCATATTTTGGTTATAATTTATATCTTAATTTACTTTTTAGCATATTTAATAAACATATTTAATAAAATTATATTAAGTATTTTTATGGAGGGATATTTTATTATTAAATTTATTATGGGTTTAATTGTTACTATAGTACTCCTAATCATTTATTTATCAAGTCAAAATATAAATTCGAATAATATTACTCCTAGAAATTTATTTAACAGTGATATGCCTACAATAAAAAATGAAATAAATAACATGAATTGGAGACGATTTGAAATCTTTTCTGCTGAATTATTTTCTTTAACTGGAGATTATACATATGAAATAACTCCTAAAACAAACGACAAAGGAAAAGATGTTATTTTGAAAAAAAGAGGTGAAACTGTTTATTTAGAATGTAAACATCATAAGAAAAAAATCGGAAGAGAAGTTGCACAAAAACTTTGTGGTTCTATGATAGCTGATAACATTTCTTCTGGCATTATAGTAACTTTGAATGGAGCTAATAATAATTGCCTAGAATACTGCTCTAAACTAGAAAAAAGTAAAATTGCAAAAATTTCTATAGAAGTGGTTAATTTAGAAGATTTAATTTTAAAATGTTTAACTTTAAATGCCTATACAGTATATGAAATAGCTGGTATTCCTAATAAATATATTAATATAAGCTAGTAATTATTTCCGAATATTTACTTATACTAATTTCATATAACAGTATCAATATACATTTATGAATAAAAGAAGTCTAAAGGATTAAGAGCTTCTATACTTAATTCTTTAGACTTCTTTTTTACTGTATTCTTATTATTTTTTCAAATATCATTGTATGCTTTTCATCTATTTCGATATCTTCGTGAAAATGTCCAAAATACCATTTTCTAAATTTAACTTTTCCCTCTATTATTTCAAGATATTTATTTACAGCATCTTCTGGTTTAGGTTGAAATCCATATACTTCAGTTATATCTTGTAAAGTTGAACTAGAACAAGTATGAGTTAATATGTAGTCTACTTCATTATTATGTTTTTCAAGATTATCTAATCCTTCCGTCATTTCAATCTGATTAGGTATCTCTTCTTCCCACCATGAAATATTTTTAATTCTATTCTCTTTATCAGTAGATGTTGCTCCACCCATAGTAAAGATTTTTTTATCATCAATATTAAAAATTTGTCCTCTCATTAAATGAATAATATTTTCTGTTATAAAATGCACTTTACCGCCATACCATTCTTCTACTTTATAGGAATTTAACAAATCAAAGTTTTCGTGATTGCCATCTACAAACAGGGTAGTCCAAGGCTTATTATTCAACCATTCTCTCCAATATAGCTCTTGTTTAGAATTATTCCAAATAGCACCAAAGTCTCCGCAAATAATAACATAATCATCTTTGGTTAAATTTTTACAGTCCAAAAAATTTAGTTTTTCTATATCTATGGGGATGTGGGTATCTCCAGTAACAAATATCATAAATTCCTCCTAAATATATAAATACTCTTTCTTTATATATTTTAATATTAATGTAAATTCTTTTGCAACTATATCCCTAGTATTTACTTACTCTCCATATTCAAAGACTTGCATATCAAAATTTTAGATTAAATTTGCTTAACTTCTTTCTTTAACTTTAACTCTTTACAAAATAAAAAAGATATAGGATAAAACTCCTATATCTTAGTTAATTTTATTGACACATTTTTCTCATTCTTATATGTTCTATTTCTTCTTCAAGTTTATATATATTATTTATTAGATTTTGTAATTCTTCTGCACTATAGTCAAAATCTAATTTTTCATATCCATAACATGTTAATACTTTACTTATTGCTATTTGATATTCCCCTAATGCTTTTTCAAGTTCAATAATATCATCATTAACTAACAAATCTACTTCATTGTAAATTTGTATTTTAATTTCAACATTGTTTAATTTTGAATTAATATCTTTTCTGCATCTGATATTAGCATAAATACTATGATTTTGAAAAAAATATTTTTTACTATATTTTCTTATCTTACTATCATATTTATACTTATCTATAATTTTTTTAACTTCATTATCCATACTACTATAACTCCTATAATTTAAACTCTCTACAACTAGTATATTTTTGAGGTATTTTAATTTTTAATAGGTCGTCTAAATCATCACTATAAGTTTGAATTTCATCACATTCAGCTCTATATCGCATCTTAGAATTTATTTTATTTTCATATATTTTAAAATTACATTCTTTATATGAATACATCTTAATATATTTATATCCCATAAAAATCCCCCTTAATTGATTTCATATACCAATTATATCATATATTGTAATTTCAGTGTATATTACGTACTATTTTAATTTTTTTGAATGTCCATTTTGAATATCTAATATTAACTATAATTAGTTCTTTAGTTTTATTTATTTGTATAATTTTATTGTCTTATCTTCTCTTTATATATAGTCCTTTCTAATACGACATAATTGATATATATAAATAAAAAACAGTAATCTCTTATAAATATTTTATAATTAACATACATTTTTAGTGAAATTAATACATAAATACTTGTAACAAATTACTATTATTAATTAACAAATTAGTTTTTAATAATTTAAGACATGACAAATACACTTAATCTATTCATATTTTTAAAAATTTCTGGTATAATAGCATTAAGTGATATATGTACAAAATATTTAGTTAGTTGCACTTATTTGAGTTGGTGGCTCAGATAGGTGCTTTTACCTTATTCAATTACCTAAGTGTCAAATTAAACACTCAGATAAATTACCTTTTTTGCCCAGTAACAAGTCTTCTAACTTTTCAAAATCATAATTTCTCTGGTCAAAATCATTAAATTTATCTTTTTTAATATAATTGTTAGTTTTCTTTGTAGTTTTTTCTTCTTTAGAGCCGTTTTTAACCTGTTTTATTTTGTTTATGCTTTGTTGTAGCTTTTTCTTTAAAAGTGTGTATACATTGCTTATACTGCCTCTTCTTCTCTTAGATATATATCCTAATTTAACTAATTCTTTTATATATCTATTTACGCTTCTACATGACCTCCCTAAGCTTACCGCAATGTAACGAATGCTAGGATATACTTCTGTTTTGTTACCATAAGCAAGATGCTGAAGCAGCATATAACAACGATAAGCACCGTCAGAAAGTCTTAAGTTTGTGATATCGAAATTGGAGGTAATTGTGTAGTTAGTCATTAATATTTACCCCCTTTTCTCATATTTGCTAGAGGGGAAAACTGTTGATATTTTTTTCTTATATCTGCATCTGTTAAATCTAAATACGCTTGCTCTGTAACTTTAACAGATGAATGTCCTAAAACTTGAGATAGGATATAAATCGACCCGCCTGACATTAAAAATCTTTTTGCAAAATTATTTCTCAATTGATGGGGATGAATATCTTTTAAACCTGTTCTATTCGCATAATCCTTTAATTTTCTTTCAAATGTTCTAATTAACACAGGAGTCCCTTTTGTAGTACAAAATAAATAATCTGACTCTACATATCTATCTTTATATTGAAGCCATCTGCGAAGTTCCTTGTGCATAACTTGACTAAAATAAACATATCTATCCCTTTTTCCTTTTGTATCCTCTGCAGGTAACAGTATGCTCCTATAATTCATATCTATATTTTCTACTTTTATTTCTAAACATTCTCCTATTCTCATGCCCGTATCCAATAACAGCATTATACATAGATGATCACGTCTTTCGTGGAATTTTGTTGTATCTATATGTCTTAATAGCTCTGCAAACTGACTATCTGTAATAAATTCTTTTGCTTTTCTTTGATTTTTAAATTGTTTAATGTTTTTTACTACATCTTTTTTTATATAGCTTTGTTCTAATAAAAAATTAAAAAACACTTTAATATTTCTAATATAATTGTTTATTGTTGTTATAGAAACTTTTTTCCCATAATCTTTACGCATTTCTGGTGTATTAGTTTTTAAAGTTTCTTTATCTCCAACTATTGTGTATTTACCTCTATTTTTTGTATAATTTATATATTCTCTTATTATTTTTTCTGTAACTTTTTTAACATCTGTAATATCTTTTTCTTCTTCTAAATATTTAGTAAACAATCTTAGAGTTTGCTCATAACTCATCATTGTTTTTTTAGATAAATTTTTTGATTCACAATAAATCATAAATTCATCAATTTTCAAATTAATTTTTCCCAT